AAGATGACTGAATGGGGAGAAGATTCTATCTACTGGAGAACTGAATACGAGTGCGAGTTCGTAGAATCGGTGTCGAATGTATTTACTCCAGAAAAAATAAAGAACTGCTACGATGACTACTTACTCAATACTCTTGACGGGGTTGTATCAGGAAGCAACATTACAGTTGGAGTAGATATCGGTAAATCCGTTAATTCTACGGTTATTAGTGCTTGGTCTCTTGAGAAGACCGACAAGGAGAACATTGCACGCCTAATTTACATTGAAGAAATCAATGCTAGGACTGGCGGCCATGATATACCCTACCAACGGCGACGTATTATGGATGTGGTTGAGAGATTAGGAGCTAGTAGGCTTATTGTCGACTGTACGGGTATCGGAGGAGCTGTAGAACACGACTTACGCTTAGCATCACTAGAAGTTGGGGTTCATTTTGTAGCTTTTGTCTTTACAGGTGGTCCCAAAGGAACTAAGACTCAGATGTATAGGGATTATCAATCCTTCATACAACAAGGAAGAGTAAGAGTGCCTAATCCCCAAGGCTTAGTAGGGGATGAGGCTAAGATGATGCATAAATGGACACGAGAACATATGGATTTAGAATATACTATGGATATAGCCAATAAGACAGAGAAGATATCAGCGCCCAGTGGAAGACATGACGATTATTGTGATAGTGCAGCTATGGCTCTACATGCTACGCTTAGTATGTTACCCATGACCGGTAATTTCGGTAAAAGTATAGTATCTACCCCTATTAACAAAACTTCGGGTATAGGTCGCCCTCAATATTCTGGACCGACTCCATTATTTGCTACTACACGCCGAAAAATGCCATTAAACAAGGAACCACTAAGGGGAATGTAACAAAAACTTTATATACTCATTATGATTAGTTATTTAAAGCCATGTCGTTCGTAGACAATATTAGACGCCGTTTTGCTGTCACTGGCAGCAATCCTCCGTACAAAGAAGACGACCCTCGCAGTTTCGGTGCGGGTGTGATAAAACGATTAAAAATCAATAAAGGATTTGGTGGATTTAATCAGATTAAGGACTATGAGCCCCACTTAGGGAAGAATAGAACTTATATGAATGTATATCTATCAGACCCTATTATACGCACTCTCGTTGATTTACCGTGCCTATATGCTGTTAAAGATAATTTTGATATAGTAACAGATGAAGATGACGTACGCGAAGAAGTCGAAGAAATGTTTAGAGACATCAATATAGAGAATATTCTATATGGGTGGCTTAGGAATGCTCGTATTTTTGGAACAGGTTACCTTGAGTGGACCGGAGATAATCTGGTCTTAAGGTCAAGCCAAAATATGTTTGTAAAGAGAAATGAGCACGGTCAGATAGAATACTACTATCAGAAAGTAGGAGACGATGAAGAGAATGTGCGTTTTGAAGAAGATGAGATAATAGAACTCAAGAATAATACCTTCGATGATTACGCATACGGACTTTCCGACATCCACCCTATTTTATATCTCGTGGATTTAAAGGATTACGCTGAGAGGGATATAGGGGCAGCATTAAACAAATATGCGTCCAGTCGCTTCGATGTAAGTGCTGGATTACCCGATATGCCTTATGGTCCTGATAAGATAAACGAAATAGTAGATGCATTTAATTCACTGGCTCCCGGTGAAGATATTATCCACGGAAACGACATAATAATTAAAGAATTACAGGGCACACAACGAGCTTTCGAATATGGGAAGTATACTGATGATATACTTGCCAAGATTCATATGGCTCTTAAAGTACCCATGACAATGTGGTCGGACCCCGAAAAGGCGCGACCCATTTTTGAACCCTATGTGCGATATCTACAATCATTGGTAGAAGGAGCACTCAATGCACAGCTGATGCCTCAATTAGAAAAAGGCGAAGCTAAGTTTAAGTTTAGGCAAATTAATGTTGAAGACGCATTCACTAAAGCGAAGACGGATATGATATATCTGTCCGAAGGAGTATTATCACCCGGTGAAGTCAGAGAGGAGCGTGGTCTTGACCCTGAAGGAGTTACAGAACTAATGATGGAAACTTCGGAAGATGTAAAGGCTAGCCCACTCGAAGGTGGACCGGGAAGCAAGAATGCCAACATTTCTGGCGGTAAGAAGACAGATAAGAAAGAGGAATCTGCCAGAGCACAGAACAGGGGCAATAAGCCCTCCGCAAACGCAACAGGTGATAGAACATGACGTATCAGAAATGTATGACATCAGTTAAAGCTACACTTAAGAAGAGGGGTTTTGATAACTCCGAGGAGATTGCAGCTGGCATGTGTAACATGTGGGCGCAAGAGAATGGCGTAGAGCGGGAATTTGCAGAGGGCAAAACCATTGAGCCGGTTCAAAGGTCATTTGCGCTTTCTTTAGGAGAAGGTGACGACATGACATTTACTAGCGATGAGGGAATTGATTCTGTATCATTTCCGGTAACCGCTATTACTTCCGGGCCTCATGAGTATGAGGAAGACGGAAAGCAACATAAGGTTTATATAGAGGGAGGTACTTTAAAAGATAATATAGAAGCTTTTAAGGAGCTTCCAATGTATATTGACCATCAGCGAACGACTGAGGATTTAATCGGCATGGCAACTAATCCTGAGTTGGTCAAGATGGATAATGGAAAGACCGCAATCAAGATGCTGGCAACGGTGTCTAATAAATATGGTCGTGGTCAAGAAGTGATGAACAAGGTCAAGGACGGGGACATGACTCACGTTAGTATCGACTGGTTTTCCAACGATATCGACGTGATGGGTGACACATTTGCCACCAAGATTCGTCCTACAGAGGTAAGTTTCATTGACAATGAAACGATGGAACCCGTCTGTAAAGAATGTACTATTGAAAAGGAATGTGGATTACATGCGCCGGAAAACGACCACGACTGTGGTTGTGGTGGTAAAGAAGGAGCATGTGAATGTGAAGACGGGAAAACAGAGGTAACTATGACTGAAGAAGTTAAGGAAACAAATGTTAAATCCGATGCAGAGAGCATTGTCGAACGCGAGTTCGCTTCTCTACGCGCACAACTTAATGAAGTTGAGGCTTCCAAAACGGATATCGAATCCAAGTACGCAGATGCTTTGAAAGAAATTGAAGCATTTAAGCTTGCTGAGGAAACGAGAATCGCTAAGGAAGAATTAACTCGAAAGGGTGCAGCCGTAGAAGCGATTATATCCCGCGAAGTCTTGTTCGGGACACTCGAAGAAGATAAGAAGGATATGCGTGTAGAGGAACTAACTGCATGGGATGAACCCAGACTGACTGGGTTTAGTGAGGCTTTAGCAGCAATGCCAGAGCCCACACAAGAGGCCGAGAGGTCTTTCGGAAAAGGTAAATCAGCCGATGAGGGTGAAGTACCAGAGTCCGAGAGAAAGTTCGGTATGAAGGTAGTGGATGGGAATATTAAGATAGACCCAGAATACTATAGAGGTGAATAAGTATGGCAACAGAAATTTTACTAAACGATGGAGGAGCACCAGCACGTATCTTACCGTTCTTAGCGAACGGCGCTATTACAGGTGGATATGTAGTGGAGCCCGGAACAACCGCAGGTGACGTAGAAGTTGCCGCAGCAGCATCCGTAATTAATTGTGGTGTGGCATTAGTAGATGCCGCAGATAATGGACCAGCTAACATAATATCAGGACATGGAGTAATATTAAATATTATGTGCACTGGTACAGTTACAGCAGGAGACTTACTAGTAGTTAGTTCGACTGCCGGTGTATTAACCACGGGAACAGCCACAGCTATTGCAGCTGCGGGAACGGATGTAGCAATCGCTATAGCAGCCCAAGGAGATACCCTTGGTCTGGTTAAGTGTATTATGAGGTGATTTAGATGGTCGACGCAACTCCCGGTTTATTAACTAGCCTGAACACAGGTTCTTACACGACAAGTGGCGGAACAGGTGAGCGAGTCCTCATTGACTACAAAGACGCTATTCTGGATTACAAGGTCACAGACCTTCCAGTTATGCAGTTCTTTGCAGACCCAATGATGACAGATACAGGCGGTAATATTGATATTACTTTCGCAAAACCTTCCATGAAAATGGAAGAGATAGATGAGGGAAGCACTCCTCAATACCAACACACTAAGCTACGCTCAGAGCGTATCTCTGTGAAAGAATGGGGTATTGCGGTAGGTGTAACCCGTAGAATGATAGAGGATTCACGTTTCAATGAAGTTGAAATGGCTCTGAATGAAGCTCGTAGAGCTGTAGACCGTCACTTGACACAACATATTGTGAAAGTGGTTTTCGGTGGTGCAGCTGACACTACACTCGGAACCGTAGCAATCGGAACGGGAACTTCTGAGGTGAACATAACAAATTTTGCTACCAATATCTACAGTGGTTTCTTCGGAAGCGGTATGACTGATTTCGCAGTTGATGCAACAACTAACCCTGCTGCTCGATTAGACCAATACGCAGACCAGACTGCTCTAGAGATGATACCTACGACTACGAACTCGTATCCCGCATGTACATCTGTTGGAACTGGTTCAATCGCATTGGTGGATATTTCGGCAGCAATTAGTAGAATGGCTCGTACAGGATACAAAGCAACTCATTTGTTCATGTCTCCTAAGCACTATGAGAATTTACTGAAGCTTGCAGATTTTGCTACTGTATTTACTACAGCATCTGCTGGCAATGTGGGTTTATTCGCGCCAGTTTCTGGTGGTAATGTAATGCCAACCGCGCCGGGTAGTAACCCGCTCGGTAGTATGCTTTCTAGTGGTGGAATAATGGGTAATCTTTATGGATTGACTGTAGTTGTAAATGCTTGGGTCCCTCAGGGCCGTATGGGTGTTTTCGACTTGTCGGTTAAACCAATGGCTTATGTCGAGAGACGCCCATTGACCGTTGAAGAAGCGAACCCCGGATTTGGAATTGTCGGTTCATACATGTCTATGAGATATGGATTGAAAATCGTCAGGCCCGAAGCTGGTGTGATAATAACGTCTGATACTGTCTCTGGATAGATAACGGATTTTGTTAAAGGGTCACGGGGAGAACCCTAATCTCCCCAATCATTTTTATTAGTTCGGAGAAGGATGGCTAGATATACACGAGTTTTAAAGAGTTTGGCCCACAATGCAGTGGGAAATAGGCGTATTGAGACTGTGGGAGGCGCTAATTATTACGTAACTGGCGCTACTCTAGGGGACGCTCCCGAATATACTCTTTCATTAAGCCGTAGTGGTGGTTTGGGAACTCTTACGGTAGATTTATCCCCCATCGCTGTCGACTCCACTAAGTTTTTAAGCACTTTATCTTACACTCCTTCTACATACAAAATCACTGGCACGATGAGCGACGCCAGTACAGTTATACTTGGTGATACTTTAACTAACTTTGGTAATGCGATATATCTTAGTGGGTCGAATGCAGGAAATTTACGATTATACGAAACCACAGTAAATGGCGCTAATTATATTAAATTAAGAGCACCCGATGACTTAACTGGTGCTGGTGGAACTTTAAACTTTCAATTACCAGATGATTATCCCGCTGGAGATGGTTATGCTTTAGTATCTACTGCTGCTGGGACAATGTCATGGGCAACTAATACCGATGCTAATTATTATCTTACAGGAGCAACATTTACTGCTGGAACGTTGGCCTTTCAGGTGGAAGGTGTAGTAACCGA